ATGCTCACCCTCCCCCGCCACTGGCTGCCCGGCGAGGATGACTCGCCGCAGTCACTGGCTGCCGCCGTCTGGCTGGATAACCACTACTGGGAAAATATGAGCATCGCCGTCAATAACGGCATTATCCGTGCTTTTAAGGGATCGTAATGTCACAACAGCGCCTTGAATTACTTCTTGAACTGACAGACCGCCTGACAAGGCCGTTGCGTGCAGCCGGGCGACAGGTTCAGGGATTTGCTGCAACAAGTCGGGGAGCCTTTCGGGACATTGCTACCGGAGGCGCTGCGCTCTGGGGAGTGGGTGCAGCCATTCAGGGGGCACTGATGCCAGCCATTGAAATGGACAGGGCGCTCGGTGAGGTGAAATCACTGGGCGTCGCAGAGTCCGGACTGCGTAAACTCAGCCGCGCCGCCGTTGATTTCACTATGGAATACGGCGGGGCTGCGCAGGATTTTGTGCGTGCTTCTTACGACATCCAGTCAGCCATTGCCGGGTTAACTGACGATGAGCTGTCCCGCTTCACCACCGCATCAGCAACGGTAGCAGCAGCAACCAAATCCAGCAGCCAGACCATTACCGCCTACATGGGCACCATGTACGGCATCTTTAAAGACCAGGCTGATGCCATGGGAAAAAGCAAATGGGTGGAACAGGTCGCCGGGCAAACCGCCACCGCCGTGCAAATGTTTAAAACAACCGGCGATAACATGTCAGCAGCGTTCACCACGCTGGGTGCCAGTGCAAAAGCGGCCGGTATTGATGCGGCTGAACAGTTCGCCGTGCTGGGACAACTACAGGCCACCATGAGTGGCAGCGAGGCCGGGACAAAATACAAGGCATTTCTTGCCGCAGTAGGCAGCGCCCAGAAAAAGCTGGGGCTTAATTTCGTGAATAAAGACGGCACCATGAAAAGTGTTGTCGAGATCATGAAACTTATCAGGGGTAAATTTGGTGATCTGTCAAAAGTGGCTGATTCCGATTTGCTGAAAAGCGCCTTTGGCTCCGATGAAGCTGTGGCCATGATTAAATTACTCAATGCGGACATTGGCGGACTTGAAAAGAATATCGCCACGCTAGGCAATATCAAAGGTATGGATAAGGCTGTCGAAATGGCGCAGGCCATGGCTGATCCATGGGAACAGGCCGCCGCAATTATTAACGGCATTCGCATCGAAATCGGCACGCAGTTGCTGCCTGTTCTGTACCCGTTTATCCAGAAAAGCAACGAAGGCGGTAAATCCTTTGTTGCCTGGTTACGTCTGTATCCCAATATCACACGGGCTATTGGTTTACTGTCTGCCGCCCTGCTGGGCATAGCCGCAGTGGGTGCCGTTGTCAACATTATGGTGGGTGTGGCGAAGTTTGTCTGGACAGGACTGCGGCTGGTCTGGCTGGCAGCTGTTGCGCCGCTGAAGATCCTCATTCTGCTGAAACGCACACTGACGGCTACCATGTGGGCATTCACTGTAGTTGCCCGAACGGTCAGGGCGCTGTATCTGGCCATGTCCATTGCTATGGGAACATACAACGTCAAAGCAAAAATTCAGCTGGCGCTGCTGAAATTACAGCGTGCCGGACTCTGGCTTTATTCTGTTACGCTGGGTGCCGCCGGCATAGCAATGAAAATCTACACCGCAGTCACCAGCGGAGCTGCAATTGCAACACAGTTACTTTTCAGCCCCATCACATTAATCATCCTGGCACTGGCTGCGCTGGGCGTGGGCATTTATTTCCTGATCACCCGCTGGGATGAGATTAAAGCCGCACTGATGGATACCGCCGCCTTTCAGTGGGTGGCTGAAATGGTCGGCAGTATGGGGGCATGGTTCGGCAATGCATGGAACACAATCCAGGACGGCTGGAATGCACTGGTTAACTATTTTTCCACGCATTCACCACTGGATGCCCTGAAGGATCTCGCGGGCGGCATCCTGAATATTTTCAGTAACCTCTGGGAACTGGTGAAACAGTCCTTCAGTGATTCATGGGGCTGGATTGTAGGCAAGCTCAACATGATCCCCGGCGTCAATATCGACACACCGGAAAGCACAGGAAGTGGCGAAGGCTCCGTATTAACCGGCGGCAAAGCCATCAGTGCGGGACCGGGCGGCATTGCGGCAGAGATGCAGAACAACAGCGAAAACCAGACCACCATCGACAACTCCCGTCGTGTGGTTAACGTCAATGTGCAGGATCCATCTCCTGCCCGTCTTAACGAGTGGATGGAGTTGCATGCATACTGATAAACCGCTTTACATTGATTTGCTCATCACCGGCCGCAATCTCACGCTGAACAGCGCCAGTGAGCCGGTGTTATGCAACAACAGGGAAAGTATTGCCCAGGACTGCCAGCACGCCATCATTGAGAGCGGACTGGCAACGCGCCTGCTGGCTGAAAAAAGCCCGACGCTTCGTGCCGACATCATGATGCAGATGACACTGCTGATTGAAGATGATGAGCGCATCACACCTGGCACGGTCAGTGTGACAGAAGAAACCCCGCTTTCTGGTCGCCTGCTGATTAGCGCCCACACCGAAGATTTTTTTGAACCCCTGACTTTTACGGTATCTCTTGATGATTAACGGCAAACCTACCGCAGATTACGAGCGCATTCTGGCTGATAATGGCATGCCGGTAACCGAAGAACAGGCACGTGCTGAATTTGAAGCCATTGTCAAAGACGAAGGGCTTATCACCAACACATCCCGCATGTCGCCGTTCTGGCGACTGATTACAGCCATCACCACAAAACCCGTGATGTGGCTGAAAGATGCGCTGGTTAATGTGGTGATGAAAAACCTGTTTCTGGCTGATGCCAGCGGTGTATTCGTTGATGTTTTTGCCTGGGCGGTAAACCTGCAACGCAAGGCCGCCACGCACGCAGCCGGCGTGATTCGTTTCACCAAAAACGACATTGATCGCGCAGTTACCGTGCCGGCCGGTACGCAGATTCAGACAGAACGCATTAACGGCGTGATTTATACGCTGACCGTTGTCAGGGATACCGTTATTCCGGCAGAAACACTCAGCATGAACATCGATGTTTCTGCGGAACAGGCCGGAGCCGGCTTTAACCTTGCGCCGGGATATTACCGCATCCTTCCGGTGGCGATTGATGGTATTGCCGGTGTTGAGAACGATGAAAACTGGCTGACCACACCGGGTGCCAACGAAGAAAGCGATGACGAGCTGCGTGATCGTGTTCGCAATCAGTTTAACCTTGCCGGCGCTTATCACACAGATGCTGTTTACCGGGGATTAATTGCCGGCGTTGCAGGTATCAGTGCCGACCGCATCTATTTTCTGCATGACGCACCACGCGGCCCCGGCACAGCAAATGCTTACATTCTGCTGGATACCGGCATCGCATCCGAACCGTTCGTTGATGCAGTAAACGCATTCATTAACGATGAAGGTCATCACGGACACGGTGATGATCTGCGCTGTTTTTCCATGCCTGAAACACGCCACACCCTGACCGTGACACTCTGGTTATATGCAACACTGAACCTCAGCGATGAGGAAATTCAGACGTTATTGCGCAATGTGGAAAATCTGGTTCGCTGTGCATTTCGCGAAAACAGCGATTATGACGTTCAGAAAACATGGCCGTATAGCCGTTTCAGCATGTCCAGACTGGGCGAAGAGATCCACCAGGTATTTCCACAGGTGGAGTCGGTTACATTTTCTCTTCCGGATATTCTCAGTGATCTGGCTGTTCCTCGTCTGGAATCCCTTACTGTGGAGGTAAGCGCGTGAAACTTCCGGAGATCCCTGAATTCCCGCTCCCCACCTGGATGAATAAAGGCGAGCCGTTAACGCTGGCACATTCATCGCATCGCTACTGGGAAAAGGTATACAGCTGGCTGACGTGGCCACTACAGCAGATTGATGTCGACACCTGCGCAGAGCCTTTACTTAACCTGCTGGCTTATCAGCGCAATATCACCCGATTTAAAGGTGAGCCGGTTTCGTTATTTCGCTTAAGAGTGAAACACGCGTTTATTAACGCTCAGGACTCGGGTGAACGCGCCGGCTTCGAACGCATCTTTAAGCGTCTTGGCGTGGGAGACGTTAAAACACTGGAACGGCAACTGCAGCATGACTGGGACGTTATTTTACTGCGCATTAATGACACCCAGTTAAGTGAAAACAACGCGCTGATGATGCAGCTCGTGCGCCAGTATGGTCGTACCTGCAGGCGTTATTTCTTTCAGGTAATCAATACAACCACTGCCCAGCTGACAGCCGGCACATTTGATGGCCATTACAGGTATCACACAGCAGAAGCAACGGTGAGAAAGGACACCATCTGGTTAACCGCTTCGCTACAGGCAGGATATTACGGCCTGTCCGTGGAGCATTACACATTACAGGCAGACGAAGCATGAGTACAATTATTACTGAACAGTACGAACACTGGTGTGCGAATCAGCTCATCAGTGGAAAACCTGCGCGCCCGGATACATTTGTTTTTGCATATATTCCGGGACAGGATGAATCCGCAGAGATCCCCCGCGATGAGATACTCCCTGATGAATCCATGATTCAGTATCGTGCGCCGGTCACCCAGTACGGCCTCCTGTCGCCGAACGCGACCGCGTTTTCCATCATTCTGGATACGACAGTCGGCGACTTCGAATACAACTGGATCGGTCTGCTGAACGAAGAAAGTGGCGTGCTCTGCATGATTGCACACACACCTCGTCAGCAAAAAATTAAAACAGCGAACGGCGTGCAGGGAAACAACCTGATCCGCACATTTTCCATGGAGTTTGACGGCGCAGCCGCAGCAATGCATATCGATGTCAGCGCTGATGTCTGGCAGATTGATTTCACTGCACGCCTTGCAGGAATGGATGAGGCCCGCCGGCTGCTGGCGTTTGATCACTACGGTGAAGCCGCTTTTCTGGGGGATGGTTTTCAGGTCAGCTATCAGGATGGTACCGCCACTGTTGCCGCCGGTATCGGATATGTGGGAGGGCTGCGCGTCAGCCTGCGCGAACCTTACAGCCTCCCGGCTGCGGTCGGGGACACCCTCTGGATTGATGCAAGCTGGCAGGGATTTGTTACCGGCGAATGGAATACCGTTTTTACGTTCTGTGCCCGCCAGGAACATGCGTCCTATACAGACGGTAACGGCTTCCGACACTTTGTCGCGCCACTTGCGAAACTGACATCAGGAGGCTTACAGGATTTACGTCCACAGACGCCCGATGAAGAACAAAGCAATGCGCTGGCAGAACACGAAAAATCCCGCAGACATCCGGATGCCACACTGAACGAAAAGGGGTTTGCTCAGTACAGTAATGACACAGACAGCGATGCAGAAGACCGCGCCGCCACATCAAAAGCGGTAAAGGCCGCATTTGACAATGCAGAGAAACGCCTGCGTAAAGACGAGAACGGCAAGGACATTCCCGACAAAGCGGCATTCACCAGAACCATCGGCGCTGCCTGTGCACACAGCGGAAATATCAGTATTGGCGGTGATGACGGCAACTGGACGACAGCGCAGTTTATTGACTGGCTGGACACACAGGGAGCATTTAATCACCCGTACTGGATGGTTAAAGGCTCCTGGTCTTATGCCAGCAACAAAATCATCACCGATACCGGCTGTGGCAATATTCAGCTTGCTGGTTCGGTTGTGGAGGTGATGGGCACCCGTAATGCCATGACCATCCGCGTGACAACGCCAACCACGGTCACCAATGGAACAGCCAAAGCGCAGTTTACCTATATCAACCACGGTGACGCCTACACTCCCGGCTGGCGGCGTGACTGGAACCGCGGCGGCGACACCATGACAGGTAAGCTGATCCTCCTTCAGACCTCAGGATTTGGTGTTAATACTGACAATGCCCTGGGCGGTAATTCAATTGCTTTCGGGGATAACGATACCGGCCTGAAACAGAATGGTGACGGCCTGCTGGATGTTTATGCCAATGGTCAGCACGTATTCCGTTTTCAGAATGGCATTATCCAGAGCAATAAAGCTGTAAACGTTACAGGACGGGTAACACCGTCAGACTATGGAAATTTTGATGCCCGTTACCAGACGAAAACAGGCGGTGTACAGGAAGTGCGTCTGGGAAGCTCCATTGGTATTGGACGTGGCGGGGATGCTCCATCAGGTCATTTACTTAGTGGTGTTGATGGCGGTGAAAGCGTGGACTGGGCCAATGCACGCCCGGTGCAGGTTTTGATTAATGGCGTCTGGCGGAATGTGGCGAGTTTATAATTATGATGCATTTAAAAAATATTACCGTTCAGAATCCTAAAACGATTGAGCAATACCAGCTGGCGCGACAGCATAAATTTTTATTGTGGCTGTTCTCAGATGATGGTCAGGAATGGCACGAAGCCCAGGAAAAATTTCAGCCAGATACTCTGAAAGTTATTTATACCGAAACTGGCGAGGTTGTCTGGGTCGGAAAAGATATCACCTCAATCTGTCCGGAAAATAAAAGTGTAATTGAGCTGCCGGATATTACTGCTAATCGCCGTATTACCGTGTCCGGTTACTGGTTTTACCGCAATGATGAATTTGTTTTCGACTACAAACTTAAGGCGGAAGATGAACGCGACGCCCTGTTAAAACAGGTCAGTATCATGACCAGCGAATGGGAAAAAGACCTGCTACTGGGGCTAATCAGCGACGAAGACAAGGAAAAACTGAAAGCATGCCGTATTTATGCGAAAGCACTACAGCAGATGACATTCTGCCAGGTTACAGATAAAGCATCGTATGCCGCAATTGCGTGGCCAGAATTACCGCAGAACATTGACGAGAATTAAGAAGTTATGAGCGCACTGTTAACAAAAGCATTTGAAAAGTGGGTTACTGGGTGTACAGCAAGTAATTTACCTGCACGCCCCGACGCCATTATATTCGCCCTGATGGAGCGGGAACCGACGCGCGATGACTACACTATCCCGCCAGAAAAAATTGTGCACACAGAAAGCAATCTGACGTATGGTCAACTCAACCAGAACACTATCGTGTGCAGTGCTACAGTTGCGGAAGAAACTGAGTTCAGTTATGACTGGATTTGCCTGGTACATCAGGATAGCGGCACGCTATGCGGCGTGATAAAAACCCCGATCCGCCACAAGCAACCAGGAGAAACTCTCCTGCGAAACTTTGTTATTATCCACAGCGGACTTGCACAGGCTGCGCAAATCATCACTCCACCACAGAGCTGGCAGGTGGATATCAACCCATGGATTAATGAAATAAAAAATAAAATTGAAACGATACCATCAGACAGAATAGAAGATTTTAATTCACTACAAACAACCTGTACCAATGCAATGCTTCAACTTGAGCAACCAGAGGTTATTGATAAAACAATAACCATTAGCATCAAACAAAACATTAACTTCGATTATACTGGAGAAATTAAAGGTCACTGCAATATTCCAGACCCCGAAAAATATGCAGTATCAATGTATACTCATACAACCGGTGAATACTTTAACGGCAACAGTCCTTTAAATGCGGATGGCTCTTTTTATTTCAAGCGAAGTTGGACTGGAGCAAAGCAGTTTCGACTTATTCGTCTTGAAGACAATAAGTGGATCACAACACTGGAATATCCCCTGTGCATCCGCAGCTACTGGATGCCAGAAAACGCAGATCCAGAAGTTGCCGGAGTTATGAAAGACCGGTGTTACACCTATGATCAAGCACTGGCAACGCTGGCATTAATAGTACAGCGTCACGAGGCTGTAGAAAGATACGTTATCGGCTTGTGTGCGCTTGTAGGTGAAAACGGCGGGGTAAAATTTTTCGTTAACAGACTGTCAGCTATGTCTCCACGTGCCTATTACCGCCTTGGGAGCGCGGCGTGGGTATACTATGCCCTGGCATTTTATCTTGAGAAATACCCGGACAGCCCACTGGCAGAGCAGGTCAGAGAAAAGCTATTGGCAGGCATTGCATGGCTTGATACTTTCCTGGTGACTACACCAGATGACCTGCGCGAAGGTCTGTATAAAGGCGGCCTGGGACGTTATGTGAACGGTAATTTTGATGCTGACTTTGTTGTTGAGTGGTGTGCGCTTGAGCACAATGTCGATATCTGGTTCCTGTTTGAGTTGATGGGACGACTGGGATTCAGTGGGTTTAGCGAGCGCGCAAAAAAACTGGCAGAAAGCATTATCAGGGGGATGTGGGTAGATGAGGAAGGGAGATTTCGCCAGGGCGTTCACCCAAACCACTACGACAATGCTGCAGCACTGGACCAGTCATCCTGGGGAGGTCTGTTTGTCGCTAATATTGATGCAGAGAAAGCCACCAAATGCCATCGCTATATGGGGCGGTTTCTCTTTGGTACAAGGGAAAGTACAGGGTACACCCCTTATCACCCTGATTACGGTTACAGCGGGCATAGTCGCGGTGTGTGGGTGGAGGGGACTGCAGGCGTGGCGTTGTTTGAGCGCAAGCTGGGCAATGAACTAAGCGCGGCTAATCTCATCGCCGCTATGGCACCTCTTCGCGATAAATATGGATATCGTGATTCGTGTGATGACCCTACATACGATGTACTCCCCCCGTGGCCATCCACAGCTAATACAGCCTGGATTATTCTGGCATGCAATCCAGATGGATTCTGGCTGGTAAACACACCAGCGATGGAAATAGGATTTGTCAGATACTGAAACTATAAATAATAAGTCAGCGAACTAATGAACAATTTCCCATCCATATTACAATCAACCACCTCCCAATGGAGAGAGGTAATCCTGCGCCCAGCAGCTATAAATACATCCTGCTCTCAACTCTGCTTTCATCCATGGTCAGGCAATACAGGAAATGCCACACCATCAGGCCGTTACCTTAGCCCAATCAATGCCGTTGCAGCTCTTTTACCATATCTTTCTGAAAACACAGAAAAAGATATCGTAGCGCTGTTATTTTGCGCCCCTTCTGCTGGCGAGTTTTTATCACTCGCCGGGCAATTTTCAGGCGCATTTCCGTTGCCAGAGGTGGGACGAATGTCCCGCATGATCTCCAGCCAGCTTTCACTGGGCATCAGCAGAATGCAAATCCCCGCCAGACCGGTAACATCACTTCCGGAACCGATAATGCTGTCGACACAGACCACTCGCAGCATGTCGCTGGCGGAAACCATTGCACAGGCAGCCACTCCTGCCGCCACATCACCGGATACATTGTCATCATCACTGCATCAGTTCATGAATGCGAGAGATAAAGCCTTACAGGAAATCGCTGATCAGCAGGCCGCACTCCGGCAAAAATTTTGCCCGGTGTGGCGCTTTTGCTACAAGGGAGCCCTTAGCCAGGCTGCAGTGCTGATACAAAAAAACATCCCACACCCCGAGTGGGTTTTTACAGCTGTGATGCTGTTCGTCGGCGATAATCTCTCATCACTAAGGGAAGCACTACATGACCCAGATGATTGTCCTTGCGCTTGACGGGGAAGCCATTCTGCTGCGCAACATCACCGTCAGCGCCACCATGCAACTACCGGACAAAGATATGTCCGGACAGTCAACCAGCACCACGAGCGCCCAGCAGGGAAACAAGGCTAAAGAGCTGCGCGTGTCGGGGGTTATTGATTTTAACGATGAAGCTATTCTGACCCGTATTTTTCAGCTTGCGGAGGCAACAGAAAGCAACGGTGCTAAAAAAACATATCGCATTGCTAACGCTACCGCGAAGGCAATCAATATGCGACAGGGGGTATTTTCTGGTGGCATTGATGCCACGGAACAACAGGGAAAAATGCACTGGCAGGTCACCTTTACTCTCAGGGAAAAATTAAGCGTGCCAGAGAAAGCATCCGCACGCAGCGGTTCGCAGAAAACCATCGCCAGACAGCAGACTCAGAACGGTAGCGAACAGGCACCAGACAAAGGCATGAATACGCAAAGTTCGTTCTGGAAAAAAATCAATGATGCCGTTGGCTCTGGTCTGGATGCTGTTGGCATCGGGAGCGTGAAAGAGGAAGGGAAAACATGAAATTGATACAACGCTGTATGATTAATGGCGAACGGGTGGAAATTGCCGATATAAACCTTGTTCTTACCCTGAATGCTGCCGGTCGTGGCTTCATTTCTGTTAACAATCTGTCACCCGAACACACACTTGCCGGCGCAATGGTACAAATTGATCTCGGCCGTGACGGTGAAGCATGGCGCTATTTCTCCGGCTACATTGAGCGCGATCAACCTGCTGAAAATGGCTCACGTCGCCTTTTTATCCGTGAAGCAGCTGCTGTGCTGGATTTTGATTTCCCTTGCTCCATGCAACACCCGACGCTGCGGGGGGTACTCGATAATCTGGGGCGACAAAGCGGTATCGTTTTTATCACTCCGGATGCGGATTATGCCAGTATACCAACTCCCTACATCACCCACAGCGGCAGCGGAGCACAACTGCTCAGCCAACTGGGGCGAGCATTCAGTATCAGCGATTACGTCTGGCACCCTATGCCGGACGGTTCTGTATTTGTGGGGAGCGCAGCTGATTCACGGTTTGCCAGTATTACTATGCCGGATATTCCGCAACAGTACACACTCGGGCAAAGCGGCGGAAACAGCATCGACATCATGTTTATGGAAACTGTGCGACCGGGCGTGAATCTTCCCGCCGGGCGCATTACCCGTGTAGCCCTCAACAACGAGAAAATGACCCTGACATGGGAGCGCCTTACCGCCACGGGTAGCCCTGTTTCCAAATCACCATTACGCAGACAAATGGAAACACAGTTCCCGGAACTGGCCAGCGGTATTCTTCATACCCGGCTGGCGCGCGTCATTGCCCCAACGGAATCCGTCACCCTGGGCGATGTAGCCGACAGCTTCCGCCCACGCTACGCCGTCGATGTGCAGTTGCTTGATGAGAACGGCAACGATAAAAACGATACACCTGTTTACCCGGCAGTACCCCTCCCCGTCCCCATGGCTGGCAGTGAGGCGGGATGTTTTGCCTACCCGCCAGCAGGCACCATCGTGGAAATATCCAACATTGAAGGACGACCGGATAAACCTGTCATCAGGCAAATCTTACCCGCGGGCCATAACCTGCCTGATGTAAAGCCCGGCGAACAGCTGCAGCAACAGCGCGCAGAAGTGTTTCAGCGTGTCACGACTGATGGAAGCTGGCACAGAGAAACCGATCAGCAAATCAGGGAGCATTCAGCCAGGCGAACCATTAACAGCGATCAGGAAGAACGCACAACAACAACCAGAACAACAACAGTACAGGCAAACGACATAACCAGCGTTCTGGGAACCAGCAAGCTGATGACAGGTCAGACAGAACACATTACTACTGGCCATTATGCGATCGCAGCCGGTGAGCATATCCAGATGGTAGCGCAGGATTTGCTGACTAAACTCAAAGGGGCGACATCCACCATCGAGCATAACCTCACCGAAAACGTGGGAGGCCGCAGAACATGCCGGGCGGACGGTGGCCTGGAATTTACCGCCCCGACTGTATTTATTGGGCGCGGTGGCTCACGGGAAAAATCCGGACTTAATCTGCTGACGTTGTTGATTGATATTCTGGATCTGGTTCAGTTGCTGGCCACACACACTGCAAACCACACCCACAGCAACACTGGCACACCAACAAACAGCAGCGAACTTGCCGCAGACGCCCAACAGGCTACGAGCCTGCGCGAAAAATACGGCGACCTTATCGCCTAATCACCGGGCATAAAATCCACATAAACGCCCCATCACGCAACGCACGGTTCAGGCCGTGCGTTTTCATATCTGCCACCTGATTAATGCGTTCTGCGTGCCATTCCGGCGCTGTATGCGCACACCACGTAAACGGTGTGACGTAAAGCGTGAGGTGACGTAAACCGCGCTACCCCCTCCAACCCGCGGGTTTTGTGTCGAAACAGTTTTTCAGTTTTCTGCCGTGCAAAAATGACCGCCAGCCCGCGCAGCAACTGAGGGAAAAGCGGAGATCTGAAATTTCACGCTTTGAAATTTTTTTCAGTTTTCAGAGAGGTTTTTACGATCACGCAAATGGCAGGAGCAATAAAACAGCATGATATTAAAAGAGTTTTCATACTTTACGCGAGACGAAAAACGATCACGAAAGGATCACATTAAACAACCATCAAACAACGAAGCCAGACGCGGCGCAGCCTGCGTAAAATTAAGAGTCAAAATTAAACTGAAAAAAGGATCAATACCGCACCTCGATCGCACATGACGATCTACGCAGCAACAGGACGAAAAAACCGGCGCGAACGCCGGCGGAAGCATGTATCAAATGCGTGATTGAATAATGTCTGCGTTCAGGATATGCACAACAGAGTGTTGAAATTAGTCAACGTATTGAAGCAAGAAAAAAAAGCAGGCTAGAATTCACGCGGACACCTTTCGACTGATGGCTGGACAGCAAACACGAAGGCCAGATGTAAAAAGGCCCAACTAAACCTTATGTTCAACTCTGGGCGTTTCACAACGTAATCAATAAGCGGGCAAGAGCTTAGCGCCTTTGCAAAAAAAGGAGCAAGTGCTATGTCGCAAAAATC